GTTTGGTCTCACATTGAGCCTAAATCTCTATTTATATCGACCGCCTGTGTTTAAACAGTTCTTGCACGCGGGGAAATCTAAAGTCTCCCAGTTTCTAAAGGTTACACCTGATACACAGTACACTATGACCAGTTTGCATGGTCGATATATTTATTGAACAGACATCCGAGGGTCCGTCTAGCATGCTAAGATGTACCACCACCTATGTATATAGGTCCCGAATCCACCTTCTTCAATTACGGAGGGGGTTGACGGGTAGGTGATTTTCTGTTCCATCTTGTGGTGAAAGCTTCGATTTATTCAGATATAGGATTTAATTCTGACCAGCGATGTTTTGCCGCTGGAACGTGTACAATAACAGACTTAGATTGTTGTCTTTAATAAGCTTGTACAAGTTTAGCAATGGGAGCGTCTTTCGATATGATAGCCTTGGGGTGTTTAGAAATTCTAACCTGAGAGTAAAACTCGTCCACATTCTTCGCAACTACGTGTGGTTTCTTCTCCTTAAACACCGGCATTTAAGACTCCTTCTCCGCCTACAGAAGAGGCGTTCGATAATTGGCGATACAAAAATCATAATATTCTTTAATGGTCCCTACTGGAACGTATCCGGCCTAAAAGCCGTTCTTCTTTTTAATCAGAATGCCGTATTTTCCAGCATTGTGTTCTTTTGATACGCCGGGACATTATTATCGTAATTCGTCAATATCGAATCCTGCCATCATCCTAGACATCTACTCGTTATCCGTAGAAAATGTTAACGCCCAGGGATCATTTCCTCTATGACATGTGGCATTAGAACGGTAAATAACGGTAGATAGTTATTATCTGAGTAGTTATGAATAAGAACGCGCGTGTTCTTATCGCACGGTAGCTGGAGGCAGTCCAAGACCTCCAAATACTCTAGGTAAAGTTGGGTGGATGAATCCGTGTTGATAGCCCCACTGGTAGATGCCAGGTTAGCAATATCGCAATACCTTGGCAACCGGTCGATTCCTATCTTCCATCCAAATTTAACTAGCAGCTGGCCCTATTATACACCACCATGGGTGTAAAATTCCATTCTCATCATTAGTAGAGGCCCGTGTGATAAGACCCTTAATTGGGAAAGCTCGGGAAAACCCGTCTAAAACTTTCCTGTACGAGTCCTTGAGAACTTGTACTTTAACCTTTCGTCTGACTGCGCTCATACACGTCTTAGGTCGGATGATCATTTGGTCACCTTGCCAATAGACAAGTGTTTAGGTTTCAATTAAGGCTGGGAATGAGAGGTAAGTGTTCTGGTATTCTTTTTCAATATACTAACACGCCTTCTCCTTGCGGGTGGATAAGATTATTTCTGTGAAAACTGCATGCTTTTTAGATTCGAAATGTTTTCCTGCAGAAAATAATCCTCCGCAAGCCATTACTCGTTATTTGTAGATTTCTAGCATATGTCTAGTCCATAAAGCGAAAAGATCGTCGCCACAAATAACAAATGGTTCCCGACACATTTTAGTCGTTCTATTACTCTTTGCCCAAAACAGGTGGATTAGGGATAATGAGACCCACGATAGTGGATTGCCCATTAAAATTCCTGATTTACTATGGAGATTACGCGGTTTCTTGCGTTGGTTTGCCCATTCAATCGGATACTAAAGTAACTGGCTTTCAAGACATCGTCTCCATACCCACCTGGCCCATTCAGGGAATTCCATAATTTATTCTATTTCCTCCCAAAGTACGGAGACAAGATCGAACGGAATTCGATCTGTTGCAGCTGTTAAATCCGCAGAAACAAGAATACGTGATTCCCTCTCGAAGGGTGCATCCTTCAAAACTTATTGCATAGCACCCCTTCGATCCCCCTCTAACACTAGTTTGCATTCTTTCTGTTTCTTTAAAAATTTGAAAACTGGTTGTCGGAGGTAATCGGCTAAGGCGACAAGAGAACCCTGCGATTAAGATACAACACGTGTCTTACCGCCTCTTTCTTTAACAATGCTAATTTTGTTAACAGGTTCTCCAGCGGAAGCGAGTTCCCGCTGCTACTAGTAAAGATCCTTTACAGCATAAACAATAGGCTATATAAAGGCTTTTTCCGTTGCATTTATGGTATTACCGACATATCGGCTGATGAACTCATCACTGCATGTACGTTGAAAGCTAGTAGAATTATTGTCGCCCTTTTGGCAAAGACCTTTTAGGTATTGAGCACGACCCCCGTCAATTCGTTTATTCTCAAGACAAGACCCCTAAGTTAATTTAGGGAATTAACAGATCGTTATTCTATTTTTAGATCCTTTGAGAAGATCGCGGAAGAATTGACGTGCAGACGCTAATGTAGTAGAATCAGTTGATCGAGTCTCTGCATATGTCGTGTAATGAGCATCAAGGGCGCGGAAGGCCATCTTTTCTGTGCCTTCCGGTAAGGAACGTCCCATGTATGAAAGTTACAGTCTATGTGACTCACTTTAGAACCATAACTTGAAAAACTTTCCAAGCATACATGGGTACCGCGCTTTCCTTATCTCAAAGACTGACAATCGCGCTTCATTCGAAATCGCTTTGAGAACCTTGAATGCTTCTTCAATACCTCTATTCATAACAAATTAATACAACTTGACACAGCACGTGTAAAAGGATTGAGCTCTAGTAAATTCCTCGTGAATCCTGAGCCGACATCTCGTTGTATTACGCGAAGCAATTAAGCTTGCGCCGATGCACTAGGTACAAGATACCCAGAATGCCCGGCGTTTGTTATACTCCTTTCTCGACATCATGACGTTGAGTCGAGGGACGGAGCACCACAGACCATCTAACCCAATGATCTAGCATTTTCTCTTTAGCTACAATCCCCTGTAGGTAAAGAGTAACCCACCGCTATGATTTAGGTTTCTATTCACTGATTTTGGCAAAGCCCAAATAAGTGAAACGTTGTGTTTATATTATAT